ACTAAGTCGTGATTCGGAATTGTTAGTATATCATATATCCAATAATTTCCATACATATAGGATATTTCAATATGGAGGCATTTAGTGTCACGCAGCCACTTTTGTGCAATGGACTGAGCGGGACGACTATAACACAATTTTGGCAAATTCTTATTCGTTCGGAACACAGATTGCATTATCCGATTATTGTCCTCTTTAATAATATCTTTACAATACTCATTAAATCCTTTCTCTTTCAACAGTTTAGCTGTTCCTAATGTTACAAGTTCTTCGGTCATAACTATTTCTTATTTAATTCATTCAACACTTTCTGTACTAATTCATAACGTGGTAATTGCCAATCCTTCGCAATATCATCTATTTTATCGTCATAATGATTGTCGTAAACATACTGATTAAGGTTATCTATAAATCCATCATCGTCAAGTCCTTCATCGCAATCATCAAACATATCAAGTTCACAGGCTAACTTGGAACATTCACAGTGGGATACCCAGTCATCAACACGACCGTCATAAACATTGGTCTGTCTGTTGTATTTTTCTCCAACGGAAATTACTCCACCGCAAAAATTGCACCTGTGCTCTTTACGAGCGACAGGAGTTTTATTTCATAGTTATTCTCCTTTCTTCTTTTCACATTCTTCACACTCTTCACAATGCAACTTATAAGCATGGGCAAACATTCGTAGAGTAACAGGCTCAAAGTTAAAATCCGCCTGTTTCCCTTCTATAACAACAGAAACACACAATTGTCCATCGCAAAAGTCAATATACGCTTCACCACCTCCATTTCCTTTAATGGAAAGTGTTTGTGTCTGTACGCTATTCATTATTCACCTCCTTTAATCTTTTAATTAGTGCATCAGCGCAATTAACCGCATATTTAGCGATTGCATCAGAATTACCCCCACAGTCATCTGCTACAACAGCCTTAATAATATCTTTCGCTAATTCGTACCTACGTTGTTCCCAATCAATTACTAAATTCCCAACATTCAAAAAATCAAGTTCGCATTCTCTGAAAACCATATTATCGCACACATATAGGTTATCTCCGCTATGTTGCGCGTTGATATTTACTTTGGGAATTACATCTACCAAAACTCCTGTTGATTTTATTCTTGCTTTCATTATTCCTCCTTTGTTTTAAAGTGTTCAAGTACATCCTTGTTGGCTTCTAGTATATCATCGAAAGACGGGATAGGTAACCAATGGGTAATGCCTAATCTTTCTTTATTAACATTTGCTCCAGTTTCCCATTCACCCAAAGATGAAAGCTGGCAAATAAGGAAGCCATAAGCCCCTCTTGTCAGAACCACTGTGTTATTTTCCGGCAACCGTTCCTTAACACTTATCCAAGGAGATTGCTTTGACTGCCATTCGGCACCTTGAACGAAATTCATCTCTCCAAACTTTGCCAAATCTTTACCAAACAAAGTTCTGTCAACTGTCCTGTGATTAAACAGGATATTTTCTCTTGCCGCTTCTTCTGCTGTCTGTTTCATATCTATCTCGTTTTGAGCTTTTCAGACTACGTTAATATTCAATTTGTCTTTTATGAAGGATAGGATGTGTGCAATCACATCGACCGTCCACCCGTTGCCTAACATTCGGTACTGCTGTGTGTCGCTGCATTCCCATTTATACCAATCGGGGATCGTTTGCAATCGGGCACATTCGGTTGGGGTAAAACGTCTAATTTCTCGGACACATAGTTGTGAACTTCCGTCATTACTATCAGTACGTGGTTCAAGCTGTTGGATATTCTTTTTCCGCTCAGAAACCTCACCGGCTTCATACTTTTTCCGTATCTGTTTTCCATATTCGGCCCTTCTTGGTGTAAGACAGGCTGATTCACGCCCTCGCATGGCAACACATATCAGATCCATATCAGAATGGTTGCCACCCGAATGTGCACCGGCGGTAAAACAGGAAGCCTTGTTTTGGTCCTTCTTAATTTTTCCGTCCCTTGAAATCTTCACATAATTGTCAGCATCCCCCATTTTATGAACACGTTGATTGATTGTCCTACATTTCACTTCATATGGAAATTCAAATGGTTCAAACTTACAGGGGGAGAAAGTTTCCGTTTCCTTTCTTGAGGCAAGACAGGAGACCATTTTATCACTTAGAAAAAACTTATCGTCCACTTCATCTTCAAGTATATCTTTCAACAAGATTCCTTTATCCACAGGCTGCGGTATGTCCGAATGCAGCTCACCAAACAGTCCATCTCTCCTTGTCTGGATATTCGTCCAATATATACGCCTCCTATTCTGCGCTGATACCAAGGCGGAGTTGATGTGCACACCATATACACCGATAGCCTCACTTAATACCCTTTCCCATTTCTTTCCCATTTCTACGTTTTCAAGAAGAAATAAGACGTTAGGATTGTATTTCCGTATATCGGTTAGGATACGCATATACTCCCAAAACAGATAAGACTCTCCTTCGAACTGAAAGCCTTTCTCTTTTAATTCCAAATAGCGATTCAGAGTGTATATCTCTTCCTTGTCGATAGTGGACATCCCAACACGTTTGCCGGCAAAAGAGAATGACTGACAAGGACTGCCACCTATCAACAAGTCAATTGGTTCCAACTGAGATACATCTACCTGGGTGACATCTCCGAGCTGAATTGTGTTCGGGAAGTTCAGCTGTGTCTGCTTGATGGCGTGCTTGTCTACTTCGGATGCGTAGTACACTTCCGAGATAATTCCAAGCTGCTTTAAGGCTATTTGTCCACAACTCATGCCATCGAATAAACTAAGTACTTTCATTTCTTTTTATATCGATTTGAATTATTTTTTCCGTTGAATTTTCTTTGCCATCTGTCGCAACTGTCTGGCCTTATCTAGCGAACGTATGCCTCTACAATTGTCTTCAATTATTAATGCCGCTTCTTTTAATAGTCTGAGCAATCGTACTGTATCTGTCTTACATATTTCCATTATTCGCTTGCTATAATGATTACTACCTTGTTCTTTACATCAAACCTGTAAACGGGTAGTGGTACGGATGTTCGGACATATTCCTTGTTTTCAGATTTCATATAATATCGGGAAAATTCCACAGAAGCCTCTTCTCTGTTCACCGCTATTATCGAGATATAGTTATCTTCGTCTATTTTAAAGCGATAATAATCCATGCCTGCTTGTTTTATAATATCATTGGCCTCCCTGTACCTAGATATGCTCAACCGGCTGAATGGGAGCGAATGAAGTGATATCATCTGATCAATAGCTAACTTTGTACTGTCATACAGGTTTATCCCGTCTTCAGGTATTGTATAAATCTGCAAATTCAAGCTGTCGGCCTGTTTATCCGCACCTATAAGAAGATTATTAATCCAACGACTGATATTGACGCCTTTTGCTTTCTGACTCTCTATCATCTGCGCCACATCCGGAGTCGNGTTATCCAATTTCCAAAATATACACCAATATTGTCAGTCTTCATGCCCTTCCTCTCCTTCTTCATCGGCAGTCGGATCAGGCAAGTTTCTGTACCTTGCATTGAGCTGGGCTATCTTCTGCTCCGCTGAAAGATCTCGTTTTGCGTTTTCTTTAAAGTCTACGGACGAAAGAGACGGCATGGCATATTTGATAATTCGGGAAACAGCAAGCACTTTATCACTAGGATCATCAATAGCCTCTATTATCTCTCCCATACTCTCAATAAACGGAGCCAGTTGCTCCATAAGCTTGTTTCGATAATGACGGACAGTCCTATATCCTTTTTTAACTCCCCCCACCTTTGGATGTCCTATTGTAAATTTACCATTTTCATCATGAAGAGGCTTTGTGTTTTCCTTAGTGCAAAGATGCAATAATTCCGGACGGGCAAACATGGTAATCCCATTGTCAAGTTCCACGCATATATTATCGTCCGACTCAACTTTGACAACCGTGCCTTTCCATGAGGTTCCATCAAGAGCCACCTTGTCCCCTTCCTTATACAATATACTTCCGTCTTGCATTATATCAACATGATACAAATGTAACTGATTACTTTTGATATTAAATAATAAAGTGCAATTTACGATTTATGGGACTTTTATCCAGTGTTCTAGGCGGCAATAAAGCCTATAAGGAATCAATCAAAGATCTTCAAAAGGCGAAGGATCTTGAAATGAACTATTATCAGGAACAGGCTTACGCTGATCCTCTTCAGGACAGTGCGAATCAGGCGGCTCTGCGTCAAGCCAGAGAACTGCTGATGGCAAACAACAAACGGACAGCAGGAAGCGCCGCTGTAACAGGTGCTACAGATGAGAGCGTTGCCTTGCAGAAGCAGGGAGCCAACCAGTCACTTGAAAATATTACGGCCGGAATAGCCTCAACCGCCACTGCCAAAAAAGATCAGGCCATGAAAAATTATCTGGATGCAAACCGATCATATACGGAGGCTATCAATAATGTGAAACAACAACAGGCCCAACAGGAATCATCGGCATTAGGAGGTCTTCTTAATACAGGTATAACCGCTGCGGCCACTGTTTTCGGTGGTCCTATAGGTGGTGCTGTAGCCAGTCAAATCACTAAAAAGAAATAGCAGGTATGGCAGTTACGGACAGATATACCAATTATCAAAAAAGAAAAGAAGCTGCCGGCATTGTCAATCCGGAGGAAGAGCGGCAGATCCATGACGAGTCTGTGGCGAGACAAGCTGAGGAAAACGCACGGGAACAGTTGCCGTTACGTCCCACGGTGGCTGTTCAAAAACCTGCGACGAGTGTGTCTACAGTCAATACCGTTCAAGAACGGGAAAATGCGGACAAGCTTCCCGTCCAGCTTCCTAGTACAGAAAAGCCGTGGCAGGAAATGAGCGCACAAGAAGCCTATGCGGCTCATCCCCAGCTGTCACCGGCCGCATACCTGTCAGGAGTGGCTTCTTATCGCAAGCAAAAAGGACAAGAGGGATTATCTTACACCGAACTTGCAGAAGCCTTGAGAGGAAGGGACCCGTTACAAAGCGAGGAAGACAGGATTAACGCCGAAAGACGTTTACGTGCCGCCGAGAGCATCAATGCTGTAGGAAGTGTTCTGGCCAATCTGGTGAATGTGGTAAGGACACGAAGAGGCAATCCGTCAATGAATCTTTCAGGAGCCGGACGTGAAGGCCAAGCACGTATTGACAGAATACGCCAATACAGGGACAATCTGTCACGTCAGAATTATCAGGACTATATCGGAGCGATCGCACGTGACAGGGCCGAGCAAGCGAGAATAGATGTAGAGAAGGCCCGTCAAGACCGATGGAAGGCACAACAAGCAGCAGCAGAACGGGAATACAACTGGAACACATATAAGTTTGAAACCGAGCAGGCTGCAAAAGCGGCTGAATCCAAACGTAAGGCGGAAGAAAACGCCGCTAAACAGGCGGAAATCGAAAGACATAATAAAGCCACAGAGGGAATCAGTCTAATGAGAATAGATAATGATTCTCAAAAGCAAAATGGCAAAAAAAATAAATATCCTTCATATCGCATAAGTGGAAAAAA